GCCCCTACTAAAAAACCCGCCTAAATCCATTTTCTCCTCCTTATAGCATTCCGGCCGATTTTAAAATCTCGGCGCCTAGTTCGATGTCGCTTACGTTCTCGCCCTTTTTTACGCGCTCAAACGCATTTACGCCGCCCGTGCCCCTGTTGCTACCGATGATAGGATCAGGCTCGCCGCTTACTTTAGCAAGATTTATCATTGCCTTAGCGACTGCTTTCCACCCGTCGTAGTTTTCGCCGAGCAATGGCATAAAGCCGTTTTCGTCCGCAAATTTGCCTAGCTCCTCTAACTTTATCGTCGGGAAGTCTTTTTTAAACTCGGCGGAGTTTTTGTTAAAAATTTCTTGCTGCCTGGCTTGTTCTGCGGCTGCTGCTTGCGCGGCTTGAAACTGCGCTAATTGCTCTTTGATTTGCCCTAGGTCGCCTAGCCCCATACTTTCAAGCATTGCTTGTTGCTCTGGCGTCATTACGGTGGGCGCGCTCTCTTTGGGCGTAGCTTCCTCGCTTTTTGGGGTCTCCTTTGGGGCTTGGGCTACCGGCGCCTGGCTTGTTTCTTGCGCTGCTTCCTGCGCCTCGCTCGCTTGCGTAGGCTCCTCGCTTGGGGCGTCTTGTCCCTCGTCAAATGCCCCCATTAGGGCTTCTATTGCGTCGTTTTCAGTCATTTTCGTTCTCCTTGTAGTTTTCAAATGTATCAAGAAGGCTATCAAGAAGTTTCAAATTTCCCATAGCCCCCAGCCTCACTCTTTTTTTCAGCGCCTCGTTCTCCGCGACGTTTAAATTTTCCGCGTATAGCGAGCAGGCGCGCTCTATAAATTTTCTAAAAGCCTCCTTGTTCATAAGCTCCGCCAGCTCCCGCCGCGTCCCATACTCCGCCAATTTGTCCCGGTATAGGCGCATTCTCATTTGCGGCAACATTCAAACTATCCTCCTCTCCTATGAAATTTTGTGCGTCTTTGATCCCATAAAGCGGCAATAATTCAAGCACCAGCTTTTTGTTCGCCTCTTTCATTTTCTCAGCGCCCGCTCGATCGCCCGTTTGCAAGCACATTCCAAACTGCGCGCCGATTATTTGCCCCGCGTCCATAAGCGACCTTTTTTGCACCTCTTTGTTTAGCGCGCCTATGCCGGTATTGAGGTTTACGTTGAAGCTCGGCACCTCGCCGCGGTTAAACCCCGCGAAAAATATCGGGTCGCCATATTTCCACACTAGAAATGCTAGCCTTTCAAAAATAGGCTCGAAAAAGGTCTCGTTGTAAGTTCTTATGTAGCCTTGCAGTCTTACGCTGCCCTCGTTTGCCATTATGCTTGCCATAGTGGCGGTTTCTTTTCTAGTAGTAGGCGCGCCGTTTTGTTGAGGGGATACGCCGCTAACCTCGCTCATCTCGTTTTCTATCGTTTGCAAAGCGGTCATTGCTGCACCGATGTCGCCGGGCGGCACTATTTTTACGTTCGCAGCGCCCTCGGTAAATACCGGCTCGCCCACCTTTTCTAAGTCCGCGCGCGATACGCTAGCTGAGCGGTCAAAGATCACTTTTGGCGATACGTGAGTTCTCACAACGTCGGTTACGGAGTTTCTAGTTACGTTTAGCTCGTCTTGCAAAGGTAGCATCGAGGCAAGGGCAGGCTCGCCGTAAGCGCAGACGTAATCCTCGTCATTTTTACCGCGCACTTGCGGGAGCATATACCCGAATACAAACGGTTGCCCGTCTTTTAGCTTTACCGCGTCCCTTAAAACGTTGCTCTCGTAGATAGTGCTTACTTGCCACTCTTTGCCTTTGAGCTCGTAAATTTCAAAAAGCTCGAAGCGTTCATAAGGTTTTTTATCGTCAAAGGTTTCTGGCATTTCTATCTTAAAAACTCCGCTTTTTAGGAATTCTTTTACGTCCTCGCTCGTTAGGTAGATTTTGTGCACGATGAAGCGAATATCGTTTAGATCTCTCGCGCTCGGGTCAAAATACAAATCGCAAAGTTCTATTTCCTCTATCCTAGCCTCATCGCCCTCCCAATACACTTTCACCGCCGAGGATGCGCTAAACGGCGCTTTTAAAAATATCGGCGCAAAAACTTTATAAAGATTTATGCGCTCGCAGTAGTGGTCCAACGCCTCTTGCCATTTGTCTATCACGTCGTCCGTAGAGTTGATATACGGCTCTAGTTTGGCAAATCTATCGTTGTTAAAATACGTCTCCGTTAGCCCGTCGTAAATTCTCTTTGCTTTTGAATTTAGCTTTGGTATGTAGTTTCTGCTTTTGTTTCTGTCTTTCAAGCTTTGTAAAATTTCAGGCTCCAGCACCAGCAAATACGCGTCGTTTAGCTTATCAAACGCGGGTTTATACCGCTCGTAGCCGCCCATCGCGATTTGCCGTAGCTCATCCAAGTAGCCCGCTCTATCTTCCATCTTTACCCTCCAATCTATAATACGTATTTTTGCTAATCCCCGTAAGTTCGCACACTCGGCGCATTCCAACGCCTTTTGCTTTGAGCGCGCTTGCAAATCTCACTTTGTGTTGTTTCGTCGGCACCACTCGCACGCCTTTGGTCCATTCGCAAACCATCGCCGCGACCGATAGCTTGATCGCCTCATCATCTAGCGCGGCTATTTGACGTATGAGCATAGGGTCTATCCGTTCGTAAATATACTCGACTTGCAGTGTCAAATCTACCCTATTTTGGGGAAAACGCGTTATTTTTGCCATTTTCTTATTCTTACCAGCCAAAATCATCGTCTCGCGAGCGCTCGGCTTTGAATTTGGGTGCGATCTTGTCAAAAAACGTAAGCGCCAAAGCGTCCGCGTAATCGGGGCTTACCCCGTATTCTTTTTTAATGGCGTCTTTTGGGAGTATCAAATATCTTTCTTTGCTATCGTATTCGTATTCGATCATCTGTAGTTGTCTTTTGATTTTCTCGTTTGCGTCCATAGATAGCATAGAAAAGGCGTCGCGCAAAGTAAAATACATCTCCGCGCGTTTATTGGCATATCTGCGCTCGTCGGTGGCTTTAAAGCTAGCTTTTGCTTCTCTCACGACGCTACGCAAGCCCAAATCGCACAGCGTGTCGTATACTCCCGCGCCCACGCCGATCGTATCGATAAAAATCACATCAGGCTTATACTCTGCGCGCTCATAGCGCCCGTATATTTCTCTTGCCAGCCCCGTGACGCTTGCTATTCTAAAGCCCTCAAAACTTTTTATGCGGTAGCCCTCTCTTTGGCAAAGCACGCTTTCGTCGTCTCCGTCGCGCGCTACGTCAAGCCCCCAAACGCCTAGAGCCTTGCCGTTAAAACCCCACGCCGCGCTGAAAGAATTTTCTATCATCGATAGAGTAAAAAGCGCATTTGTCGTCGTGTCTAAAAACTCGCCGTATATCTCTTGCCTCACTACGTCGCTACCTGCTCCGCCCAGTTCCGCGATTAGCTCGTCTATCTCGCCGTGGCGCAGCATAGGGTTTTTGTAGCTGGAGATTTGAAAATTTACCCAGTCTTTGTCGTTTCTCATCCCGCGCGAGGCGAGGTCGAAAAACTTATTTTTCCCCTTTGGCACTCCACCGATAAAAGCCCGCGAGGTCGGATAATCAAGCAACATCGGGCGTATGGCGTTATCCCACAAATAGGCGTTTTTTAGGATTATGCCAGCCTCGTTTAAAACCACGACGTCATAGCCAAAGCCCTCGATATTTTCGGGGCGTTCTGCTGACCTCATATCAAGATACGCGCCGTTTATCGTGAGTTTTTTATCCTGCGCGTGAAATTTCCATAAATCTTTTGGAAGCTGTTTGAGTTCGGGCAAGAAGTATCTTTCGTAGTATCTTTGCAAGTTTCCCGCGACAGTATCGACCCAGAGTATTTTTTTGCCCTCTAGTAGCCACTCGATACAAGCGTTCGCCATCCCCTTTGTGAAGCCGCAGCGCCTGCCTTTTTCTATCGTAGTAAATTTCGCGTCGTTTTTAAAAAATACCTCACGCTGCCAAGGAGCGTATTTTAGATTGAGTTTAATCTCGCTCACCAGCCAGCTCCCGTCTTTCTATCACGATTTTTGTTTCTTCGCTTTGCTGCACGTTGGCATTATTGATCGTAGTGCTTGCGGTTCTTTGATTTACGCCTAGCGTTAGGCTAGCTTTATCGATCGCGTCTTGCAAAGCTTTGAAGTCGTTCGCGTTTAACTCCACCGGCTCGAAATTTTGCACCCCGTCGCCAACGCCCACCTTTTCGTATTTGGTGTTTTTATCTAGCATTTGGGTTATCTTGGCTAGGTTTTTTTGAGTAGCATTAAAAATCAGCCCACGGTTATACGCTTCATCTTTGGCCGCGCTCAAAATACTGCTCATTTCTATTTCCGTTTTTTGAGATTGCGCCGATAGTAGCGTTATTTGGGCTTCAACTAAGCGCTCATTTTCGGGCGTTAATCCTTTGAGTAAATTTGCTACCGTTCCATTTGATACGGCGTATTTTTTCGCCAGCTCCCTTTGTGAAAATTTGCCCGTATGAAAATCGGCCAAGATTTTTTCTTTTATCTCGTTTGTTATTTTTGCCATTACTCCGCCTCGCTCACTTTCACTAACACGCCCTTAAACTCGTTTTGCTTACTCATTATGACCTTTTTTACGTATTTGTCCGTATCGTCCTTGATTATTTTTAGCCCTCTTAGCGTGTCTTCAATCATCTTAAAAAGATAGGCGTGGTTGCTTACGTCTAGGCGCGAGCAAAAGCTCATCTCTATACAAACGGGCGCATCAAATTTAACCGCCTTGTCCGCGACTGCTTTTTTGGTTAAAAGGCAAATTGCGTCTTTTTGGTTTTTTCGTTTATTCCAATGCACGCCGGCGTAAATTTGATTTAGGCTAAGCTCTTTTGTTATTGTTAGCGGGATAAAAAATTCTAACGTCAAAACAATCCCCTTGTAGTTTGTCGTAATCTTTTCTCGGCCATCTCGCAGTATTTACTCTCTATCTCGCAGCCGATGAAATTTCTATTTAACTCTTTACACGCCGCCGCAGTCGTACCGCTGCCCATAAACGGGTCAAATATCAAATCGCCCTCACTTGACGCCGTCAAGATTAGCTTTTTGATTATCTCCAGCGGTTTTTCGCTTGGGTGCCCGTATTCGCTTTTTCGCGCATTGTGGGTAAAAAGCTTTGATCTGCCATTGATTTTTACGCCCTTTTCTCTGATATAGATTATGTTTTCAACGTCGCTTTTAAAGGTGTTATTCGTGAAAGGCGCGGCGTTTGGCTTGTGCCAAAAAAGCTCGGCCACGTTATAGCCCCTATCGTAGCCCCAGTTCATTATGCGCGGCTTTTGTTTCGTCGAGCAAAATATGAAAATATTGACTTTCTTGCAGACGCGCGCGATTTGTTCTAGCGTAGCATCTACATCAAAGCCCTGCGAGATTTTGTCCAGCGCGCCGTTTTTGTATACGGGGCGTTTGCCTAGCCCGCCGCCTTTAGTCGCTATTTCATAAGGCGGGTCCGTAACGACCAAGTCCACGCAGTTACCCGGCATTGAGCGCATAAATTCTAAGCAGTCGGCATTGTAAAATTTATTTAGCTCTATCAAAACAACCTCCCTTGCTCGCCTTTTACTCTTAGCTCGCCGTCGCTCAATATTTTCTCTTGTGCTTCTCCGCCCGCAATTTTTATCCTCACGATATTTCGCACAAAATCAACCATCCATACCTCGTAAAATAGTGTTGCCCCTTTTGGTCTAAACTCTAGTTTCATACTGCCGTCCTTATGGCTAGCATTGCGCCTACTTTAGGGTCGATAGGCAGCGACGCGTCCGGGTCTTTGCTTATTTTGTCTATGATTTGGTCTTGCCCTTTTTCGCGTAGTTCTATTTCTCGTTTTTTTGCTTGGTAGCTGATCGAGTTCTCTACACTGATAAATTTAACCTCGCCTATGCGGTATTGATGATTAAATAGCCACTCAAATACCGCCTGCGTATCCTCGCCGCTTAGCTTAGGATATTTGCCGTAGCTATTCACGGAGAATTTATTTATGACGTCGCCGTCCTCGTCGATAGCTAGCCGGACCACGTCGTAAAACGGCGGCACTCCGTAGCAAAACTCCTGTCCTTTGTACGCTTGTCTAATAAAATCGATCATAGTCTCAAGGCTATCAAAGGCATATTTGCCTTGCTTTATAGCCTCTTTTGCAAGGATAGTCTTATACGCGGTTATGGCTTTTTTCATCGCTAACTCTTTGCTTACGTATCGTTCCAAGAATTGCAGCCTAAATTTGAAAAAATCCATAAGCCTGCTATCAGGAATGTCTTTAATTTCGTCCTCGTAAATCATCGCTTGGACTTTGTTGCACTCCACCGCTTGCATTATTAGCTCAACTCTATCTATCGCCATAATCTGCTCCTTGTTCTAGTATCTCGCACTCTATCGCATCGTTGCTTTTAAACCCGAAGCGCGCTAGGTCGTCGTAATCTACGCTTTGTTGCTCTGTTTGCCTTTTTTGCGTTTTAGGCCTGAATACTCCTTGCCACTCGTTCGCCATTGCTTCCCTGATGCAGGCATTGACGTCTATACCCTCTGCGCTCCACTTAGCCCACTCGCTAAACTTCATTTCGATGCCTTGCTTGCTAAGTTTCTCCTTGCGCTCTTTCTTGTAGGCTAGGTATTGCTCCCAAAGTGCAGGGTCGAGAAAATCGGGCAAACTCGGTTTAGGGGGTAAGGGGGTATTGTTAGAAGCTTGTAATTTTAAGGCTTGTAATTGATTACTGCTTGTATTATTCATTCGCGCGCATACATTATATGGCGGACGGTCTATTTGCTGTTCGCGGACGTTGGATTTTCCGTCGGCGACCGGTTTTTCTCCGTCGGCGGACGTTCTATTTTCCGTTCGCGGACGAGCCGCGTTTTCTAGGGCTACGATCTTAATTTTTCGATTAGTTACTACCGCGCCGAATTTTTGTAATTCAACCTCAACGTAGCCCAAATTTTTTAATTTAGTTACGCCGGAGCTAGCCCAATCTTTTGACTTGCCTAGCTTCTCGCCCAAATATTCGTTAGATGCGTAGCAATAGCCCTCTTTTGCCGATAAAGAGGATATTAAGAGCAGTAGTCTAAGCTCGTTTTGTATTCGCTCGTCAAGCAGCCACGAGTTAAAACAAATCGCATAACCGTCGTTTAAATTTTCGTTCATTGTTTTTACTCCTTAGGCAACTTGTAGCCGAAACTTAAGGTATAATCGTCTATGATCAATGCGCCGTTTCGCTTAAGACTCTTGACGACCTTATGAAAAGTATTACGGCTAATTTCTGCAGCTTCTATAATCTTTTGAGATCGAATATAAACAAACTCGTCCGTCTCCGCCTTTTTTATTTCGGTTTTGATAAATTCAAATACCGCTTTTTCGCTTTCATTCATTCCTCATCCCCTTTAAATTTCTCTACCGTCAGCCAAGCAAATACGGCCGACACAAAAAGGCAAATCGCCAAAAAGCCGAGAATTATCCAAATTATTAACGCTAGTAGCTTCATCATCACAGCCTAAATTTGAAGTAATTAATCAGTTCAAACAAAATAACGCCGATCGCAAAAGACGCGATAATAAACTCAATATCAGGCATCAGCTAGCCTCGCTTACAAATAGCCACTTGACCGTTATGCCCGTTATCGGGCATTTGTCTTTTACGGGCTCAGTTAGCGCGCCTGCCTTGACTAGCTCGTTTACTCTCGCGCTTACGGACGAATTTTCGATGCCCGTAGCCCTAGAAAGCATACGTCTAGTCATCCCCTCGGGGTGCTTGTTTAGCTCTTTTACGATAGCCACCCTTTGCACTTCGTGCCGGTCTGCGCTAGCTATGTAGCCGTTTATGCTTGTTTCTGCTATCATTTTTTAGCCTTTTTGGTATAATCCTTTATCGATTCTAAAGGATTATTTATGTTTGAAGTTTTAGACGCCTCGTTTAAAACCCTTATCCTCAACGGCTTTACGCCCTTTGCTATCTTTCTTACGGTTTTGCTTATATTCTCTTTCGGGTTTGCTTGCGGATTTTTGACGAATAGATATTTCGGCGCCAAGCCGTTTTGGTTTGAAAAAGAATTTACCTGCTTCCTAGAGGACGAGAACGGCAAGGAATTTAAAGTAGACGCCAACGTCCTTTTTAAAAACTCAAAAATAGCCCGCGTAAATTGCCCTTTGTTTAAAAACGGCAAATGCAAAGGCGAGCATAAATGTCTGATACTTGAAAAGCGCGTATAAACCGGTCTCATTTTTTAGCCTTTTAAATTTGACTTTCATTTAAGCCCTTAGTAAAATTTCAAGCGACCAAGCTAAGAAATTCATACAAAGGACTTAAATGACGGACAAAGAAATAGCATTAGAACTAACCAAAATCGTGATCGGCGCGGCCGGATTAAAAACGCATACCGACACCGCATATGACCCGGAATACGGCGAGGCTAGATACAAAGATGTAGCCAAAACCGATATTGCAAAAGAAGCCGCAAGCATTTTTAACGTTATCTTTGACCAAATATCGAAGAAAGCTTGAGCTCATCGTATCTTAGTCGCTCAGCGTAGTTAAACCTAGCTACTATGAGCTTTATCATCTTAGTTTGGTCGTCTCGCTCAAATTCCCTTAACTTTTTGCTTATTTTTCTAAAAGTCTTATCGAAACGCTTGGCCTGCGCTTCGTAGTCTATTTTTTGATCTTCGTTCATCTGCTCTCCTTTTTAGAAATATCCATAAAAAAGCCCTTTTGCGCTATAATCGATTTGCTAGAAAAATTTAACTCAAAGGGCTTTTTTACGGAAACTTTTTTAAAAAGTTTGATACTGGATAGGTGGTATAAAATGCTAATTGCACTCGGATTTATCGGCGTTATGTATTCTTTATCGTTTAGCGTCAAAGTTCTAAACAACGAGGTTATATTTTTCGGCTCATTGTCGCTGTTTTTTGCGGGCGTAGCGCTGATGGCTATGCAAGTCCCGTTTGCCGAGCCGATGGAAAATTCATATTTTTTAAAGCAATCCACGCGGACTAAATTAAATCTTACGGGCGCGATATTATTTGCTGTATCATTCGTTTTTGCGGGGTTTGCGGCAGCTAGCTTATAACTCATCTTTTAGCCTTTTTGAGTTGTTTGGCTTTGACGACGAATTCTTTAGGGAACTTGATAACGTCGGTCGGAATATCAGGCCTAATTTTTTTTGCTTCTTTTAGCCTTTTGTCGGAGATTCCGCACCTACCACACATTCTACTGGCCGTCCAAGACTCTGAGCCTATTTGCAAATGCAATTTCTTTATTTCTTCATACGTGTATTGTTTCATAAGCGTTATTGTAGTTAAACTACATTTAAAAGAAGCTTAAAATCTGTAGTGCTACTGCGTGTAATTTCCCTAGAAAAAATGTATAATTACTACAATAATTTTGTTAAGGGAGGAGTGTAAAAGATGCAATATACTTTTAACAAAGATTTTTTCAAAAAGACAATGAGAGCGCAAAAAATATCATACGCCAAAATGGCTCAAATTCTTACTGATCGCGGTGAGCCTATTACTGTGGATGGGATTAATTATTGGTTTAGAGGGGAAGACAACAAGCCAGAAATTGAAAAGATAAAAATAATGGCCGACATTTTAAAACAACCTTTCTCAAATTTAGCGACAATAGACGAAGAAATCGCCGAGGAAATCGTCAAGGGATATTCAACAGTCAAGCAAGTCCCGATCGTTGGCACGGCCAGCTGCGGCATCCCTACACAAAACGCCTATCAAGAGGCGGACGCCTATACCTCTATGGGGGCTAAGGATTGGAATAAAGAGCTTTACGCCGTTATCGCTGACGGCGATAGTATGAGCCCGCTTATCGAAAGGGGCGACGAGGTTATTTGCGATCCATTATCCACCGTAGAAAGCGGCGACATAATTCACTATCAGCTTGATGGAGAAAGCGCCATCAAGGTCTACATTGAAAAAGGGAGCAAAATCCATCTTGTCCCTCAAAATAAAGATTTTGAAATACAAGAATTTAAAAAAGACGACGAGAGGCTACATAATATGCGGAAGATAAAAGTCGTGGATATTAAAAAGTCTGTTCGCAACGGCAGGAAGGCCAGAATAAAAGAGTTGGGCTTTTAGCCCCGCCTAGTCGGTAGCTACTCCATAAATTCAAAGAGGTTTTAGAAAGGATAAAAAAATAATGAGCAAGATTTTAAAGTCTTTAGCTGACGGTATATTAAAAATCGGCGATACAGAACTTGATGTTGCCGTTTTAGAGGATGGGGCGAGAGTTATCAGCCATAACGCCGTTTTTAGGGCTTTAGGGCGTGAGCCTAGAGGGAATTCAAGGCAAGATCAGACCCCCGCTTTTATGGACGCCAAAAACCTACAAAACCTGATTTCATCGGACTTACGAGCTATGATCAAGCGAGTGCCATACTTGGATAAAGACGGCAATAAGAAAGAGGGGTTTATGCGGCTGTTAAATAAATTTTTACCAAAGAAAAACGCTCAATTATTCCTAGAACTAGACGAGTGAAATGCCGATTTCCCCTCCGGACATAAGGTTTTTGGTGAATAAAATTTGAGCGCAAAATATCTAATTATATTAATCTTATATTTGCCTCTTTTTGCCCTCTCAGGTAAAGTCGTCTCTATTCACGACGGCGACACGATCACGGTACTTCAAGACAAACGACAAATCAAAGTTAGACTATTTGGCATCGACGCACCCGAACTCAAGCAGCCATACGGCAAAAAGTCAAAGCAGTTTTTGGCAAATTTGATAGCTGGCGAAGTCGTAGAAGTCGATGAAAACGCCAAAGATAGATACAAGCGCACAATCGGCACGATCTATCTCAATGACAAAGACATCAACGCCCAAATGGCAGCAAGCGGCTACGCGTGGGCATATCGCAAGTTTTCAAAGAAATATACCGCGCAAGAGAGCAAAGCAAAAAGCCAAAAACTGGGCTTATGGCAAGACAAAGAGCCTGTCCCGCCGTGGGAGTGGAGGCGTGAGAATCTACGCACATCACATACTTACTGGCAATTATCCCATACTTTTTGACATATTTGTTTTAACTCTATAAGCTCCTCTGTTGATATTTTGCTATTTTTTTCAACATATTCGAACATGTCGGAATATAGTTTTCTGTCAAAAATAACCCCGTAATAGTTTTGGCAGCGAATAAGTTCTATAACGGCATCTTCGTCTTTTAAAAAATCACTTATGTATGGACGCTCGCCATATTTGCCAATATTGTCTTTATTGTAGTTTTTTGCATAATAATCCATGGTGCGAGTCGTCCATTCTATGGTGCTGTATTGTTGACTTCCTCTTTTTGCAAGACTAAACATTTCTCTTATCTCGGCTATTATAGTATTTAAAAGACGCCTTTTGTCTCTTTTCTTTTTATTATATGTTTTGTAAGACACAAATATGGGTCGATTTTCTCGGTAGATAGTTTTAAAATACTCGTCTTGTATCATATTAGAAAAACGCAAACACTCCACCACGAATTCTGTCAAGGCTAGCATATCATCATTCCACCGATTATTATGCTTCTGGCAAGCGAAGAGAACCGATAAAACAAAATTTATCGGCAATAAATTTCCACTACTGTCTATTACCGAAGATATTCCAAAAAACAAACAAAAGTATAAAGTCAAATATAAAAAGTACCGGGCTACATAGGGCTTTGGATTATGCTTCTCCCCATTTGCATTGTTTATAAGTTTTTTTAATTTTTCGGCTGCTTTCGTAAAACAATAATAATCTTTTTCGCTTTCGCCCCACTCATTGTAAATAGCGTATATTTCTAGTAGTTGCTCTGTTTGTTTTTCTCTAAATGTCATTTTAAAATTATACCATAAAAAATATTTTTATTAATGTAGTTATACTGCAATATTTAAGCTTATTTTAAATGTAGTTATACTACAATTCACTTATCCAAACAAGGAGAGGCGACCCACGCCGAGGTTACGTAACCTAAAGCTACGGGCTAGCGCACTAGGGAAGCGATATTGCCCTAGCCAGATCAGCCCTGATCGCGCGTGTATATCAGAGCTTGAAAAATCCACGCAAAACCTTTTAACGTAAAGCGATATGAATTTATCTAAAAGGAAGCAGTATGCAAGAACTCATCATCAGAAAAGGAACTACGATAAAGATAAACGGGTTGCCTTTTACGCTAGAACAAGATACCAAAGTATCCGGAACTAGCGACAATTACAAATTAGCTTTCAACCAATCGGAGCAAGCGGTATCAAAGCCCGTCCAAGCGCCCAAGTGATCGCTAGTTTGAACCACTAAAAGCTTGTCGTTTCCGTCAATCGTATTTTCTAAGAAGCGGCAAGCGTCCTCAGGCGTAAATAAGCTTTTTATTATCCACGTCGAATCAAGACAATGCCAAGGCGCGCCCGATGCTAGGGTTTTTATCCCATCATAGAGCTCCTTGTAATTTTGCCCTTGTTTGTTTAAATCATAAGAAATTATAAGAGTATTCATATCGTATCCTTTAAAATCGGCAACCCGGCAAATTCTAAATTTATATCGCTTTACGTTTTGTTAAATTTATTTATGGCGGACGTATGCTAATCGGAAAACTCTTGGACGTCCGGAAAACGAGCTTTTGGAATGCAGGTTCGACTCCTGCCGTCCGCCACCGTATCTTAACGCAAGTCCCGCAAACTCACGCAAGCATTTAGTCCCCTTAGGGTAAAAATTTGGTTTAACACAACTCGCGGGGCTTGCTTTAGGATACGAAATCAAAGGAGAGAAAATGACTATCGAGGAGCTAGAGCAGGTTTTATCAAGCGTAAAAGCCTTGATAAAGGCGAAAAAAGACTACGAAAAACTAAGCGACAAATACTCAAAAATAGATTTTAGGGAGATGCCCAGATCGCAAAGAGCTAGGTCAAACGAAAGGCTAGGCGACGCGGCATTTGACGTGAAAGTCAAAACAGACAACCTGCACGCCGACTTAGTGGACGCGGGGCTATGCGAGATGAAAGAACGCTATGAGCAAAGAGAACTAGGGCAAAGCTCTGGGCTAGGTCACGTTTACCGTGCGGCATATCTGCCAAAAATACCGAAAAAATACAAGGCAAAACAATAAAACTTCAATAACGGGCTAGTCATCTCTAGCCCTAGAAAGGATAAAGCCGTGCGGCTATTTAGGTTATTTAGGCGGCTAGCGAGTTATTTCCGAAAAGGAAACAACTCAAAACGGCTAATCAAAAATATCAGGTTTTTGGGGTTAAAAAGCTAGATTTTACCGTTATTAAAGAGCGGGCAAGGCTTTTTGGTTTCATCGCAGGTACGATCTGCCCAGTTAAAGCGAGGACAAGCGCAGTTTATGACGCGATCGCCGCGGACGGAGATTTTTACTTCGTTTTTATAGCCGCCGTAAGCGCTCTCTATCAGCGCGCAGTTTCGGCGCAGGGTTTCGGTAGGCAAGTCTTTTTCTATCTTGGCTATCTCGCGCGGCAAAACTACCTTTTTCGCGTATGCGTAGCCCAAAAGCACGCCTGCGAAAAATGCGGCCGTTTCAAGACCGAAAATGTCTTTTATTATACTTAAATCCATTTGGGAATTATATCAAATTTAAGGAGTTTTTTATGGTAGCCTTTTTGATTTTAGCGTTTATTTTTGCGGCCGGCTTTATCGTTGGCTCGGTATTGGCGCGCGACTTGGGACTTTACAAATATTTTAAAAAGGATAAAAAATGACGCAAGAAAAAGCCGAAGCAAAGATTAAAGAGTATATGGGGGAGATTTGCGAGCGAACCGATAAAGACGATATTTACGGCGGGCTTGATAGCCTTTTTGAATACGAGGACTACACGGACGTAGTTTTGTGCATCCGCGAGTATTTGAGCGAGCACCCAAACGAAAAAGTCGGCGAAACGCTGGGGGAGCTACTAGCAGATTTGCGCAAAATCAAAGAGGAACATAAGGCTAGGATAGCAAAGGCGACGGCTCAAATTTTAGAGCCGTTTAAAATAATTACCGATGAATATGAAAGGGTAGCAGGATGAATAAGGCTAAATATAAAATATGGACAGGCGGGTATATGTTAAAACCCGAGGATTACCCTTTATCTTTCCCATTTTATGTAGGTGCGTTTGACGGCAAAGTTTATCAAGGGGAGCTTGAAAAAGGCGAATACTCCCTAATAGAAACAAGCTTTTTGGCACTACCATACATTGGGCTACAAGACAAAAATGAAGTAGAGATAGCTGTGGGCGACATCGTTAAAAAAAGCAACGGGGCGATTGGGCAAGTAGTGTATCTAAAGGCGACTGCAGGTTATAAGCTCTACAACGCCGGGCAGGTATTTGGCCTCTTTGAGGCCGACGCGCGATATTTAGAAGTCGTCGGCAATATCTACGAAAACCCCGAGCTGTTAAAAGGATAAAAGATGAGTATGCAAACATTTAAATTTTATGCCTTTCTATTTAAAAGAGGCAACGAAACAGACAAGCATCTAACCGTCGGCGATTTTGTCGCCTTTGTAAAATCATTTAGGGGGCAAAGATGACGAACAAAGAGTATCACGCTCGCCCTGAAATCTCAAAAAGCGATCTTGATTTGCTCGCTAAAAGCCCTTATCACTACAAATATAAGGATGAATTCGAGCGCAAAGACAGCGCGGCTCTAGTCTTAGGCTCGGCGGCGCATAAGCTGATTTTAGAGCCTGCGGATTTTTTTAACGAGTTTAGGATAGAGCCAAACGTCGATAAACGCACCAAAGAGGGCAAAGCCACTTACAACGAGTTTTTGGCAAATTTAGGCGATAAAACAGCTATTAGCGGCGAGACTTATGACATAGTCGAGCAAATAGCGAACGCCGTTAATTCTATGCGCGAAACGGCGGTGTTTTTAAGAGACGGGCTGGCCGAGCAAAGCTATTTTAGCGAGATTGGCGGCGTTACGGTTAAATGCCGCCCCGATTTTTTTAACGAAAATTTAGGGCTTTGTATAGATTTAAAAACGACCTCCGACGCTAGTGCAGACGGCTTTGCCAGGTCGGTAGCTAGTTTTAATTACCACGTGCAGGCGGCGTTTTACGGCGATATTTTAAGAAGTCTCGGCAAAACGGTTAATAACTTCCTTTTCATCGCAGTGGAGACCAAAAAGCCTTTTATGGTCGGCTTTTATACACTTGACGAGGTCGCGATAGAGCAAGGACGCAAAACCTATCAAGCTCTACTTGAACGCTACAAACTTTGTCTAGCGCGCGGCGAATGGTGGGGATATGCCAAATTTGAGCCGCAAAGCGAGCGAATAGAAGCAGTGCAGATGCTAAGCTTGCCAACGTGGAAATTTTACGAACAGATAGCATAAATTTTGAAAGGATAAAAAATGAAAGTAAAAGCAAGTTTTAGAAACATCGAGATAATAGCAGACGTCGAGCCCGTGAATGACGGCTATTTTAGTTTGGATTTTAATGGGGCTTATTTAATGGAGATATTTTATGACGGCAAAGAGTTTTCGCCTACGGGCAGAATAATGGATGGGTATGGTAATAGCGGCGTGCCCTTTGAAAATAGCGAAGTGAAAATTGAAAGGATAGACAAATGAACCAACTACAAACTAGGGGGCAAAACGCAAGGGATTTGGTAGGCTTAAAAATGAGCCAAATCCAAACGATATTAGGCGGAGATAAGGCTAAGGCTTCGATCTTTGCCTCCGCTATCGTAAATATCGCTAACGACAAAGACCTAAGAGGCTGCAACGTCGAAAGTATAGTAAATACGGCAATGCAAATAGTCCAGATCGGCCTGCATCCGAATAAGCTTTTCGGTCAAGCCTACGTCGTGCCTTACGGGGGCGTAGCGCAACTTCAAATAGGCTACAAAGGGCTTATTAGCCTAGGCTACCGCAACGGCTGGAAATTTAGGGCTATCGCCGTGTATAGCTGCGATAAATTCGAGATAAATTTCGCAGGAATAAAAGACGAGATAAATTTTATTCCTAGTTACGACGAGCGCGACGAAACGGACGGCAAATGGGTGTTTGATAACCTAAGGGGTGTTTTGGTATTCGCGGTAGATAAGCAAGGCGCGGAGTTTAGCGAGTTCGTCAGCAAGAAAAAGCTTGAAAAACTACGCCTAAAAAGCCAAAATCAAAAAAGCCAAGACAAATTAGCTCACATTTGGCTCGAATGGGCAGAGGAGATGTATAAAGCCAAAGCCATAAAATACGTTGCTTCGCGCCTGCCGATAAACGATAGCCTAGCCGAAGCGTTGAGTTTAGAGGACGAGCCGATAAGAGCCGAGCAAAACGCGCCTAAAATTGAAACAAAAGCGACGCAAAACCTAAACGACCTCATGAGTAGTTCGGAAAAACCGAACAGCCGAGCTGTAAACCAAAATTTGACAGTTGACGAAGCCGACTACATCGAAGCCGCGCCCGTTGAAGTAGAGATCGACGCAGGCGAGGACGTTTTGCCGCTTGATGCTTTGCAAAGCGAGCTAATGAGCAGAGGCGCGAGCGAAACGGAAGCCGAAAAGCTTTTGGCTAGAGTATCGCCCGATGAAGCGAGGGCGGATCTAGCCGATCCGAACAGCAT